AAGGCGGCATCCTAACCACCACTCTCCGCAACGACACAACCGACACCCTCATCGTTGAATGGGGCTGTATCAAGTACAAGAATTCACTCGGTGAAGCCGATGTGAATGGACAAGAAACCTCCTACATGGCAGACATCTCTAACTTCGTCAACTTCGGAACTGGCTTCCGTTTGATGGGCAAGATGCGCCGCATCATCATGGAACCTAATGGACAAATCGACATGCGCGTTCGAATCCCGTTTACCAACATTAACGACATCACCCAATGGGGAACCGAAGGCTATGGCAAGACAGCCATCGTCTACTCTATCTTCCCTAACTCAATCGCCGCTCTCAGCGTACCGCGCGTTCTAGGCCACAACCTTACGTTCTGCGCAGACGCGATAGCGTAATTTTAGCCACTTACGTTTACCCCTTTTTAGCACCCTACGTTTACCCCTTTTTTAGCCACACCATAGATATATATAAACACAAAAACAATCTCAATCTCGGTCCGGCAGGACCGAGTTGAGATCACAAAAAAATCTTTTTTTAGCCACGTACAGCTAATTTTAGCCACGTACAGCTAATTTTAGCACCCGTACAGCTAATTTTAGCACCTTACGTTTACCCTATTTTTAGCAACTTACAGTGTACCGCCGTACACTAGTACACTGTACCACCCGTACACTGGTACACTTACTGACAGTATACGTATACTGTAATCGCCATAATGGCGCACCGGCATGCCTATATAACTCTGTGCAGGGGGGTTCAGTACTACCCCCCCTGCATGCACACTGCACACCTGCACACCATGCCCCCTGCCCCCGGTGACAATGCCTCCCGCTACTGGTGTTTCACGCTCAACAACTACACCGACGAGGACCAGGCGCGTCTCCGCGCCGTGGACTGCACGTATCTCATCTTCGGCCGCGAGGTCGGCGAGCAAGGCACGCCCCACCTCCAGGGTTTTGTTATCACGCATACCCGTATCCGACTCGCACAAGTCAAAGTTCTCCTTGGCACTGATCGAGTACACGTTGAGAAGGCGCGAGGAAGTCCTGAACAAGCAGACGACTACTGCAAGAAAGACGGAGATTTTGAATGTATTGGCACACCTCCCGCGCGGCGCAAGCGAACCCGAGATGAACTCGCCGTTGAATTCCGAGATGCAATCCGAGGCGGCGGAGCCGGTGCACTGGTCGGCTGGGCTGACGCCAATCCTGGCGTGTATGCCTTTTCCGGACATAACCTTGTCCGCAACCATCAGTCCACAATCATCCCCGTCCGCCGCGAGAATGTCACCTGCACCTGGATCGTGGGACCCTCTGGATCTGGCAAGTCTCACGCTGCCTGGGAGAAGTACCCCGATGCTTTCTCCAAGGAACCCCGTCACAAGTGGTGGTCAGGCTACCTCGGAGAGAAGCATGTAATCATTGACGATTTTGGCAAAGACAACATTGACATCACGTACCTGCTGCGCTGGTTCGACAAGTACCCTGTCTCTATTGAAACCAAAGGCGGTCAGATGGGTCTCCTTGCAACTGATTTTGTCGTTACATCCAATTTTCTCCCTTCTGAAATCTATCAAGGTCATCCGCAGCTTCAAGCCCTCCTCCGCCGTATCAACATCGTTGAGAAAACCGCGCGTCATGAACCTGTTTGGGAAGTGATCGAGCTCACTGACGACGAGTAGTCTATAAAAGGTCTAGCGAGTGCTTTAGAACTCAATAAATCTATCGTATCCACAATGAAACGCAAGTATGGAGGACAACGGCGTCTCGTCAAGCGACGAAAGGTGCTCAAGCGCCGTCCTCGACGCACTTCTTACCTCAATTCCACGTCTGGTCGGGCAAGTACTAGTCTCTATCGTGCTCGCCGTCTACCATACCGGACGTACAAAAGACAAATGTACAAAGCGCTGACGTTCGAAGAAAAGTATCGCTCCGTCTTCTCCTCTGCTGCAACTATCACCGACACCGCAACCGCTGCTGACAAGAAGCTTTGGTATCGCTATCAACTCCCGGATAACTTCTACGTTACTGCCGGCGGGTTCACCGGCGCAGAAACATTCACTACTTCTAAGTTCACTATCAAAGGCGGCATCCTAACCACCACTCTCCGCAACGACACAACCGACACCCTCATCGTTGAATGGGGCTGTATCAAGTACAAGAATTCACTCGGTGAAGCCG